CTGCCACGCTGGCGCCGCCAGTCACAAGCTCCACGAACTTGTAGTCGTAGCCACCTTCGGGCAGTTCGTCAGCACCGATGTCGATCAGGTAGTAGCTGGTGGTGTTACCACCGACGGCTGACGTGGTGATCAGAGCACCAGACGCAACAGCGGTCTGCTTGACCCAGGTGTCCGCAGTCGTGCCAGGCGTCACATCTTCCAGCGCCCACCAGTTGGGGATGGCGTTGACCGTGTCCTCTGTGCCGGCAGTCGCAGCGGTCGCCTTGTGGAAGGTCAACGTGTCGTTGTCCGCGTTCGCCTGGTAGATCGTCACCAGGATCGCCACGCGCTGATAGTTCTCCAGGCTGACGCGGTCTGCGGAGTTCGCAGCGTTGCCCAAGCCGTGGGAAAGGCCGGGAACGATCTTCACTTGCTCAGGAAAATACAGGTTCATGGTTGTTACCTCGCTTCCAGCACGACGAACGGGGAGACCGCCGCGCCGCCGTTGAATGGCGTTAAGGTGCCGTTCCACTTCGACTGGCCGTCCACGCGCCAGATGAAGCGGAAGCAGTTGTCAGCCGTGGTGAAATTGACGTGCATCGAACTGTCAGACCGGATGCCGCCCTTCGTGATCATCTGGTATTGTTTCAGGTCGACAAAGCAAATGTCGCCCAAGTCACCCAGGTTGTCGCAGTACTCCACGGGCAGCACTGGCCGGCCCATCAACGTGCCGTAGGGCGCTGCGCTGATCCCGCCAGGAGGCTGGAACAGCACCGCACCGCCCGTGCCAACGTCTACGCTCAGTTGGAACAACTGCGGCCACACGTCCTGACTGATCAGCCACACAGCCTGCGAGACCGACGGCGCCCACATCTGGCTGTACATCTTCCAGATGTTCTTGGCCACCACCGTATCCGCAGCCTGCCCCACTTCCTTCGAGACCGTGATCAGCGCAGGGTTGGTCATAAAGCCCGCGGGCATACCTGCGCCGGTGCCGTTGACGATGGCGTCCTCGACCTTGAAGCGCAGTTCATCCGGCAGATTGTTGATGATGTAGCTTTCCAGCGCCGGAGCGTCAGAGAGCATTTCGTCAGTAGCGTACACCAGGCCCATGACCGAACGCAGCTTCAGTTCCATCTCACGGAACGCCGGCTTGCTGGCCGTGACGCTGACGCCTTCACTGCGCCAGTATGCCTGGATGCCGCCGCGCCGCGCGCCGTTGACCCGACTGGTCTCGTCTTCGCCGTAAAAGGTCATGCCGTTGGAATTGGCACTGACCGACACCATGTCAACCCGCTGCAACAGTTGGCCGGTGTTGTACACACGGCTCAGGATGCCGGGCTGGCGGTCGGTGTCCACCAGGAAGCCGCCCTCGGAGAACACGCCCGTGTTCAGGCCCAGCGGTACCTTGGTCGTCTCGCCGTGCAGGAACGCCGGCCCCAGCGCCTTGGTCACGTCGAAGCCGCTTTCGTCGAGCGGGTCGTTGCTCTTGAGATTGTCCAGCCGGTTGTCGCGATAGTTGTGCTGCGTAGCGCGAGCCACGGTCAGCAGGAATTCGCCAGCCGTTTTGAACGGTGGGCGATTGTCAGCCACCTCTGCCGGGACGGTTGCCTTTTCGGCAGTCCCCGGCAGGATGGGGCGTACAGGCGCAGCCGTGGGCTTCATGGCGTTCAAAGCATCAAGTTCGGCCAATGCCGCCTTGAGCGTCTCAGCCTCAGTCCGCAGGGCCTTGCCCTTGTCCAGTTCACCCGCTTCCAGCGCCACCTGCGCCTGAGCGAGCGTCTCAGCAAACCTCTCTTGCAAGGTCATTTCTATACCTCCAGTTTCAGAAGCGCAAGGCGCTCCATTTCGATCAGGATATTGTTGAGCGTTGGGTCGTCGTCCGGCTGACTGTTCTCCAGTCCTTGCGCCTTTGCGTCCTCGTCGCTCGTATTGCCATGCTCCGTTGCCGGAGCAGAGATCACAGATTTACCATCCGGCTCGTCCGCTTCGGGCGGCTCGGCATCGTCATAGCTTGCCCAGCGCACCAGGTCGTCGATGGTCTGGCGCGCCTCGCCCAACTTTTGCAGCTGGCGCTTTGATAGCCGGCGCCCCACCTTGCCAGCGTCGGCTATGTCGTCTGTCAACTCCAAACCCACCGCCTTGAACGCTGCCGCCACCTCGGCCACTGGTCGCTCCATCATGCGCGGCTCCGCTGGTGTTGGCGTCAAGGAAAGCTCGGCAATGGCCCATCGCTCGATGCGCCCGGTTTGGCGATTCACTTTGCGCGCGGCTGGCAGCGTGCCGCTGGACGTGCCCAGCACACCTTGCTCGATCAGACCATCGATGGCGTTGCGATACTGCGCAGCCATCGATAGCTGCGCCTCGTACCACAGGCCGATTTCGTCCTTGGCAAGCACATCCACCGGGCCAACCACTGCCGTCTTTAGCGCACCGTCTGCCGCGTGCTGGTACAGCAGCGGCAGCTTGCCCATCGCCTTGAACAGCGTCTCCAGGTCTTGCGTCTCTGGCGTGAAGAACTCGCCGGTCAGGTCGCGCTTCGTGGCATCGCCCCACAGCACCGCATAGCCGCCTACGCGATTGCCGCCCAGCGCCTTGACCGCTGCCATGTCGATTGCCTTCAGCGCGATGCTGCGTTCCTCTGCCCAAGCCAGCGCCGTATCAGGTAAGCCGCTTGTCCACCCATAGCGCTTGGCGATGACAATGATCTTGCGTCGCACCTGGTCAGGATTGGCAGCTTGCCCGGCGAGGCCCCAAGCGTCGGCTACGTCAGCAGGGCCGGCAATAGGAAAAGATTGATCAGGCCCGGCAAAGCCGCCGTCGATATCGCCGGCCGCCAAATCGCGCCGTTCCTGCGCCGTCCATTTGCGCTTTGTTGTGTCTGTCATCGTTCCAACTCCTCAGTTATTCGCCGCGCGGCATCCTCAAACTCTGCCTCGATTTGCGTCTTATGCGACAACACGCTTTCCTCCAGTCGCCACCAGCGACCACGAAAGGGTCGCCCCTGGTTGTTGCCGATAACCCATCCAGCATATTCGACGTTCGTCCCGACAACGCCCTGCACGTTTGTGCCTACCTTTTGCACTTCGCTGGCTGCGCCCGAAGCGCCGCCAACCATCGATGTCAGGCTGCGCCCCAGGAGCATCGTGCGCGTGTACCACGAATAGGGCACCGGCGGCGGATAGGACGGCATCCGGCCCAACTCGCCAGTCACCGCGCGGTACATCGCCCGGTATAGCTCGCGCTGGATGACGGGATGCGCGTCGCCGAACTTTGCGCGCAACTCAGCAAGCCCTTTGACGGTGACAGTAAGCGCCATTAGCCACCGCCTCGCATCGGACCCGGCCCCCGTTGGCGCGAGCCTGGCTTGCTGAGCACGGGCACTTCGCTACACCGGCAGCGAACGTGCGCCGGCATCAAAAGCATTTCGCCAGTCTCAGGGTGCATGTAGCCGGGCGATTGCAGGCTGCGCTGCTGACCGTGAAGAGGGCGGCAAGTAGGACATGTTTTTTCGTCCCTTGCTGTTCTCCATTCCCCGCCCACAATCCCCGCATCGATGTCAATGTTGGCCTGGCGCCATGCCATCTCATTCGCCATTTGATACAGCCTGGTGACTTCTGTCACCCCGATGGCTTCCGCTCGCACCGGGTTGTTAAAAATCGGCGTAAGCTGGGAGATCAAGTCCGGCATCGGCGCGCCGCTGGCAATCCAAGATGAAATTGTACCTTGCAACTGCGCTTGCGTCGTTGCCGTCAAATCGGAGATCAGCCCATAGCCGTACTGCTGCGCCCAAGCAAGAACTTGCTGGTTGACTAGCTGCCATTCGATGCCAATCGTACCAGCCGCCGAGGTCGCCAAGGTCGTGGCGGCCGCTCTCAGCGCCGGCACAACTCTGGCTGTCAATCGCTCCTGGAACATGGTACGCCATGCCGCGTCAAACGCTTCGTCTGGCCCAACAACACCATTAGCAATCTGCCCCACCGTGCCGCCATCGGTGTGGCCCTGAATGAATGCCCTCTCAATGTCCCTCTCAACCGCACGGCGGATGGCCTCTGTAGGATCGACTTTTGTCGCCTGCCAAAACACCGCACGCACCGCTGGCTCGTCTGCCGCGTCGGCCAATCCTTCGCGCACTTCCGCAGCCACACCTTCCGGCAGCACGTCGCTTACAAATTCCCTTGCGCCCGCCAATCGACCGGCGCGCACTTCACCCAGCGCCACCTTCTGCCAGCGCTTCAGTTCCGTGCGGATGCCTTCCATCGCCGCCTTGCTGGCTTCCTCCGCCACGACCGTCTCCGGCGCCTGAGCGTCAACCATCGCGCCGACCTGCGCCGTCTCTTGCACTTCCTCGACTGGCGCGGGCGCTGGCGCCTGCTGCCCTTGGAACGCCAACAACTGCGGCGGGACCGGTTCCTTCTCTGGCTCCTCGCCGTCGATTGTCGGGTAGGTTGGCGCAACCCACTGCAACAGCCGCACCGGCACCTCTTCCGCCAACGGGTTCTTGATCGGCTTCAGTCCCAACTCGCTGCGGTTTTCGTTGATGGTGCGATCATGGCTGTAAATCGTGTATTCCTGAATTGCCAGCGCCTTGTCTCTTGGCACAAGCGGGCGAGCGTAGATCGTCAAATCAGGATCGCCGTAAAACCACGCCAGGCCGTTCGTCCACTCCTCGGCGAAATAATCCACCATCGGCTGGATCGTGTTGGTGGCAAATAGGCTCTCGACCGCCATGCGACTTTCGCCGCTTGCACTGCTGAAAATCCCTTCTGGCACACCATACACCCGGTCGATTTCGTCACGGCTCAGCAGGCGCATTTCCGACATTTGCATGTCGGCCAATGTCTGCTGGATCGTCTCGATGCTCAGGTCGCCAGCCCTGGTGATGGCCGTGCGCCGCCGGCCGCCGAACTCAGCACGGATTTCCTCTTGCGCGCGGTCGAAGTCGCTGTCCGTGATCTCCGCCGGCAGGCTGATAACAGCCGTTGGGATGGCGTTGTCCACACCGAAAAAGTCCCGGTCCCACTTGGCGCGGTTGGTGTCGGCTTGGATGGCAATCAGGCTGGCCGTGAGTGGTGACAAGCCACGCCAATAGTCCCACGGGTTAGGCGTGCGGAAGTGAATGATGTGCTCGCCTGGCAGTGTTGCAACCTGCCCCCGTATCGAGTAGGCATAATCCACGACAAGCCCGCGCGGCGTCTCGCGCAAGGTATCGGGCAGCGGTTCCACCTGGTTGGCAACTAACGGCCACAATTCCTGCGGCTCACCTCTGCCATACTGCGGGGTGGACACAAACACATAGGCGTTGCCAGATAGCAGATACCACCAGGCCAGATAGCGAAACATGAAGCTGCCGCTGATCAGTGCGTTGGGCCTGGCGATAAGCTTGTTGACGGGATGCTCCCAGTCCTCTTGCCAATCGCCATCTTCCCAGTAGGCCGCAACGGGCCGCGCGGCTTCGCCTGATATGCGGTTGGCAATAAGCTGGATGTCCGAGTACACCCAGGAGCACGTGGCCGCAAGTTCCTGCGCCTGCTCATCGTCCACCGTGCGGAAGAGCGAATAGTTGGATTGTGCGAGACGTTCCAGGAATGTTGCAGCCAGGCGCGGCGGAGGTATGCGATCTGCTTTCAGCGCACGCGCCGAATACTGGCGAGCGTATGCCCGCCGATCAACAACCCACTTTGTCACGCCATCGATGATATTTGCCAAGGCTGGGTACTCGAAGGGAATAAAAAAAGGCCCACGAGGGCATAACTGCTCCTCGTGAGCCTACATTGCATGGTCGTCAGTGCGCCCAAATGGCGCCGTTCCATTAATCTGCTGACGTGTTCATACTACCACAAGTTGTGCGCCGTGTCAATCAGCAACTCACGCGAACCCAACGACGCGGCGCGGACGCTTGCCG